TGCTTGCTCTCCATCTTTTATCTCTTGTATGCCAATAAACACCAGTATATTTAGAAGTTGATTTTAAATGTTTTCTGTTTGAATTTTCTCTTGGGGTTATAAGTTCTAAATTATCAACATTATTATTTTTCTTATTAAAGTCTTTATGATTAATTACTATTTTAAGTCCGCATGGCTCGTGATTTAAAAATGCCATAGCTACTAATTGATGAACTTTAAATGTTTTTAATTTTCCTTTAACAGACAATACAATAGATAAATATCCATTATGATGCAATGAAGGCGATAGTATTTTTTCCTTATTATTTTTAAGACTCATAACGTTTCCAAAATTACTTACCTTATAATCTTCAAAATTATTTATTATTCTATATTCTTCCATAATTATATATAATTTTCGGTTTCTTTTAATAAATCATTTGCGGTATTGTAAAACGATTTTTCTATACTTTCAAACGAATACTGCTTTTTTATCGTTTCAATCATTTCAATTTGATTGCTTTTTAAAATAGTTTCATTATTATTTTTTACATGATTCTGAAAAACAAATAAATGATTTTTACGTTATTATAGTGATTCGAAATCTGTTTTTAGACTACGTAAAAAAATCAAAACAAAAAGTATCTTTAGATTTATTTTTTAATCTTTCAAGTAATAACGAGGTTTTAGAATTAAATGATTATGAGGTTGGATTATTAGAAGATTGCAATAAGTTGAGTTATTTACAGTTGGGATTGCTAAGTGAGTCTTACGATTTATCGATTAGAGAAATAGCCGATAAGTATAAATTTATAGATTACGGGTTAATTTATAGAGAGTTAGATAAGGCGCGAAAAAAAGTTTTAGGAAACGATATTGATTTGTATAAAAATAAACGTTTAAAATGGCAAAAGTAAAAAGAAGCAGAGGTTTAGGAGATACGGTTGAAAAGATTATTAAAGCTACAGGATTACAAATATTTGTTGAAGGTAAAGATTGTAACTGCGATAAACGAAAAGAAAAGCTAAACGAGTTATTTCCGTATAGATTTAAAGCACGATGTTTAACAGAGGATGAATATAATAGCTGGAAAGATTTTAAGGCAATACGAACACTTACAATAAGCAAAGAGCAAGTAGATTTTGTTTGTGAATTATACGCAAGTGTATTCGATAGACAGTTGTGGTTTCCGTGTGCAAGTTGTAGTCCTAAGCCTTTGATAAGTATGATTGATAAATTAGACAAAGTATTTGACAGTTATGAATAATCAATTTTTTTCAAATGGAAGATAAAAGAGGAGGCGCAAGAGATGGCGCAGGACGCAAAAGCAAGGCAGAAGAACAAAGTTTAATAGAAAAACTTACTCCATTAGAACCATTAGCTTTTAAGGCTTTAAATGATGCTTTAAAAGATGGTAAAGATTGGGCTGTTAAATTATTTTTTCAGTATAATTTCGGTATGCCTAAGCAAACGATAGATAATAAAGTAGAGGTTTCTAATTTTGATTTAAAAGATATCGTTAATTTTAAATAATTGATAACACTAAATAAAAAGTATTCATGTTTATTTGAAAATGACACCCGCTTTTTTATTATTACAGGCGGGAGGGGTTCAAGTAAATCGTTTGGGGTTGGCACATTTGCCAGCCTTTTATCGTTTGAATCAGGTCATCGTATATTATTTACAAGGCAGACAATGACAAGTGCGCACCTTTCGATTATTCCAGAGTTTCAAGAGAAGATTGATTTATTAGAATTGAATGATTTTTTTGAAATAAACAAATCAGAAATTAAAAATAAGAAGTCTGGAAGCGAGATAATATTTAAAGGAATTAAGACTTCAAGTGGCGACCAAACAGCAAATCTTAAATCGTTACAAGGTGTTACAACTTGGATATTGGATGAAGCAGAGGAACTAATTGACGAAACGGTATTCGATAAAATAAACTTATCAATTAGACAGAAAGGAAAGCAGAATCGTGTAATACTTATTCTTAATCCCGCAACAAAAGAGCATTGGATTTATAAAAGATTCTTTGAAAGTGAGGGAATTAAAGAAGGGTTCAATGGAACAAAAGGAAATGTAACATACATACATACTACTTACTTGGACAACATCGATAATTTAGATGTATCTTTCTTGGATGAAGTCGAGCGAGTAAAGACTTCTAACCCTAAAAAATACAACCATGTTATATTAGGTGGTTGGTTAGATAAAGCAGAGGGTGTTGTTTTTACGAATTGGGAGTTCGGTACATTCAATCCTAATAATTTACAAACATCATTTGGTCAAGATTATGGTTTTAGTATTGACCCAACAACACTTATCGAAGTAGCGATAGATAAAAGCAAAAAGATAATTTATTTAAAAGAGCATTTATACAAACCAAAGTTAACCACAACCGAAATAGCACATATAAATAAGTCTATTTGTGGGAATAAATTAATTGTAGCGGATAGTGCCGAACCTCGCTTAATAGACGAATTAGTTAGTCAAGGGTGTAGAGTGGTGCCGACAACCAAAGGAGCTGGTAGCATTAGTGCCGGTATTGCTTTGATGCAAGATTACAAACTAATTGTAGAGGGTGAGAATATAGGTAAAGAATTAAATAATTATGTTTATACCGATAAAGGAAGTAAGTTATTTTGCGATAATTGGAATCATGCAATTGACGCAATTAGATACAATATATCTTATAATTTAACAGGCGGTTATAAAATAGAAATAAGATAACAAAAAAGCAAATAAATAGTTTATAAGATATGAAAGTTGAAACAAAATATAATATAGGAGATGTGGTATTTTTATCCACAGATATAGAACAGCTTCAAAGAATAGTAACTGGTATAATAATTAGACCTAATAACTCTATTATATACTATTTAACTTGTGGAAGTAATGAAACTACACATTATGATTTAGAAATGGTTATGGAGAAAAATTTTATGTTATGCGTGTAGTTTTACCAGAATCAATTCACGATATAACATTATTGCAGTATCAGCAATACGATGAGTTATTACGGCGTGAAGATTTAGACGAGTACAATTTTAACAAAAGAAAGATTCAAATCTTTACAGGAATAGAGCGAAATAGAATAGAGTTGATAGGCTCAGTTGACTACAAGATGATGCTTACTCAAATAGATTTAGCATTAAATCAAACAGTTGAGTTTAAACCTACTTTTTTTATTAAAGATGTTGAATTTGGATTTATTACGGACTTTGATAAAATTACACAGGGTGAGTTCGTAGATATATCTACACACGGTTCAAGCGTTGAAAACTTACATAAGCTAATGGCAGTTTTATTTAGACCTATTAAAAAGAAAGACATTTTAGGAAACTATGAAATAGCTAATTATACAGGGACTAAGCAGTATTCTGATATAATGAAACATATGCCTTTATCTATTGTCAACGGTTCATTGGTTTTTTTTTCGAATTTAGCGAACGAATTAATCAATTATACCCAGAAATATATGAGGGTGGAACAAGCGAGGGAAGAAACGCAGGAAACTATTTTGAAAAATGGGGATGGTATGCCACAATAGAAGAACTGGCAAAGGGTAAAATATGGAAAATAGATACTATATTAAAAATGAATGTTCATGAGGTGCATATTTTCTTAGCTCACAAAATTGATAAGCAAAAATTAAAACATAAGATTATGAATAATAATACTAATACAATAGAGTTATAATGAATCAACTAACACAATTATATTTATATCTTAAACAATTAGCTGAGTCAGACGGTTCAGTTAATTCTGTTATGAAAACTCAGGACATTGATTTAAAAAAAGAGATCATGTACCCATTAGTTAATATTAACATAGTTTCTGGAGGTTTTACAAATGGTCAAACGGTTAACTTCAATATAGAATTATCATGCTTTAATCAAAGGGATATTAATAAAGAAATTAATGAAGATAATTTTTTTGGAAACGATAATGAAGTAGATAATCACAATCTTTGTATTGCGATTTTAAATCGAATGTGGCTTAAAATGTATGCTGATTTTGAAGATAATAATATTACATCGAGCGAAAACCCCTCTTTTGAATTAGGTTCTTTTGAGGGTGTTAAATTATTAGACGGGGTTAGATTATCTTTCGAAGTAGAAGTGCCAAACACGGAATTATTATTATGTCAAGTGGTGTAGCTAATGAATTAGACAAGTTCGGTAAGTATGTTAAGCAACAGGCTAAATCTAATTTATCTAAAAGAAAAAAGAAAGATACAAGTGCGTTGTATGATGGCGTTAATTATAAAGTTGATAGTAACGATAACACAACTACTTTGTCTTTTACGTTTGGGAACGCTGAGGATTATTGGGAGTTTGTAGATAAAGGGGTAAAAGGAGTAAGTAGTTCGGCCAAAGCTCCAATGAGTCCGTTTAAGTTTGGAACTGGCACGGGAAAAAAAGGAGGTTTAACGAATGGCATTAACGGTTGGGTATCAAGAAAACGCATTCAATTTAAAGATAAAAAAACAGGTAAGTTTCTAAGTTATAAATCAACTGCATTTTTGATAATGCGTTCGATTTGGAATAAAGGAATTGCAACAACAAACTTTTTTACTAAGCCATACGAACAAGCCTTTCAAAGATTACCAGATGATATATACATGGCTTACTTTTTGGAAGTTGATGAAAAATTAAAAATAGCATTAAAATTATGATAAAAAGTTTATCACCTTATTACTTAGAAATACCATTTACAAGTCCTTTGACTGATGCTATATGCACTTCTTATACGTTGCAAGTATTCATTTGGGATGGATTGAAAGCAAGTGTACCTACCGAGTCAGTTTATCAGGTTACAAAGAAAAATCCAACTGGCTCAGGCGGTACAGATAAAATAAATATAGCACGATTAGTAAATGACTATATTGATTTCATGCCTAATGAAATGACTGTAACAGGAGTCTACAATGGAAACAATCAGGCATGGGTTAAAACACAAGTAATTTATACTACTGCTGACGAATTAGATTTGGACGTGGTTCAATTAGAAAGCGTGCAATTATTAACACGTGGCTATAGTTACGGATTAGATGGAGAGAATGCACAATCGAGCTATATTTATTTTATCTGTACCGCCTGAGCCAGTTGGATTTTTCTTTGTAACCTGATAA